TACCAGAACTAGTCTTATCTGTGGCGCTGGATAGCGCATCCAATGTCTATCGTGTAGCGGTTGTCAAGAACCGTCACGGTAAGGCAGACCCTAACGCTGAAGAGTATGTCACCCTCGCAGCTGAAGCCAGCAAGATGATTCTGTATAACTCATCGGCTGATTTGTTTAGGGCAAGGACCCTAGGTCAATGGAAGTAAACCTATCTAGTTTTGATTTGGATTTCTCCTATGGCAAAGAAGGAGAGAATCTAGTTGAGCAGTTGCTCAACGGTGGCAAGACTGTTGAAGTCAAGCGCGACCGCAAGTGGCATCAAACTAATAATGTTTACATCGAGGTTGAATGTTGGTATCTTAAATCCCAGAGCTGGCAACCGTCTGGTTTATCAGTAACACAAGCTGATTACTGGGCGTTTGTTTTAGAACGTGGTGTTCTTCTTGTTCCAACTAGCATAGTCAAAGCAACAGTGCAAGCATGGGGCAGGGAGATTACCTGCGAGATTCCACCTAACCGTAGTAAAGGTTATTTGATTACGGTTGAAAACCTATTAGCAGGAATGAAGATATGGAAAGAGGAACCGTATGCAATTCCCAGACTTGACGAGGGGACTATGTAGGGAGATTGGTGTCGAGATGTTCTACCCTGAAGATGGGGGTAGTGGCACTGATATCTATACCTTTGCTCGCAAGATATGCGCTGGTTGCGTGGTAAGAACCGAGTGCTTAGAGTGGGCAATAAAGCATGAGGACTGGGGTATGTGGGGAGGAACCACACCAGGAGAACGTGCAAAGCTAAGAAGCAAAAGAAAGATTAGACTACAGGAAATACTAACAAAGGATTATGTATGAAGAGATTCGGTTCAGTTCACTCTAAGAATCATAGATTCCACGCAGGTTTCAACTTGCACCGAGTAGCGTTTGGAATCGGCATAGATAGATACAGCTTCAACATCGACTTCCTTTTCTTTTGGTTTGGCATTGAGTGGTAAATGACAACAGCAGCCAAGCGCAAAGGTTCACAGTACGAACGTGACGTAGTCAAGTGGCTCATCTCTATGGGCTACCCCTGTGCCGAGCGAGCGTATGGTGCAGGCAGACACGACGATGTCGGAGACATCGATGGTATTGATGGCGTAGTTATTGAATGTAAGAACGAAAAGAAGTTTAACATTCCTGGTTACCTAAAGGAACTAGAGAATGAGATGATACATGCGGATGCGGAAACAGGAGTTGTGCTAATTAAAAAGCGTGGCACATCTAATATCTCAGAGTCATACGCGGTCATGACCGCAGAGCTCTGGGTGAATCTGCTTAAACAGGCAGGTTACAATGGACATCAGTGAAGCTGTGACAGAGTTTCATAAAATGAAAAGAGGTAACTATGCGGTTAGCAATAGTGACTCTACTTGGTTGGACGCTATCATTCGTAGCCCCAAGCCAAGCACTAACACCAGCAATGACATACGAGAAACTGTTGTCGGTTACAACCGACAAGAGGGAGCGAGTCAAGCTGACGTTAATGGAAGTCACAACCGACAAGCAAGAGGTTCGCTGTGCGTTGAAGATAGCGTACAAGGAGAGCCGATACAACGTGGATTCGCTGAACAAATCGAGCGGAGCACGTGGAGTATGGCAGTTACTGTGGGGAAAACCCGACTGGTCATTACTCAAACAGACACGAGAAGCACACAAGTATGTGCTACACAGATATGACACTTGGTGCGGAGCGTACAGGTTCCACCAGGAAAGGAACTGGTATTAACAAATGAATCAGTCTGAGTTTCTTGAAGCAGTCTTTCGTCACTATGGGTTAGACCTACCACTAGGTGGGGACAAATCCATCCACTGTCCTGTACATGACGATTCGCATAAGTCTGCTTCGGTCAACTCAGACAAGGGAGTCTGGGTATGTTATGCCTGCAACGGCGGTGGCGCTGGTATACAGATAGTCATGGCACGACAGAACTTAACATACCCAGAAGCCCGAACATGGGCAGAGAAGAACATAGGAAAACAATCTAAGACCCAAGCTCCAACGCGAGGACGTAAGTCCAACTCTCGTTGGACACCACCAAGATTGAGAGCTTCACTATGACAACCATTATTGGTATCCAAGAATCAGACGGCTGCTTGATTGCAGCGGACAGTAGAACCACAACTGAGAAGGGTCGCCCTTACTCACATCCAATCACAACTAAGATTACTAAACGTGGCAAGTTTCTTATCGCTGGTGCTGGTACTACCCAGCCGTGCGATATCGTCCAACATATATGGAAGCCACCAGCTATACCAGCTAACACTAAAGATGTGTACCACTTTATGATTACCACTGTCATCCCAAGTATGCGTGATTGCTTACGTGACAATGGGTTTGTTCACGATGAGAAGACAGACGAGTATGAATTCCTTTTCCTTATGGCTGTGAACGGAACCATCTATGAAGTAGATGATACGTACTCAGTCTTCCTACGCGACGATGGCATCTATGGCTTAGGTTCAGGGTCTTCCTATGCCATAGGTGCTCTCGCATCTGGCGCGAACTGGAAGAAGGCAATGCAAGTTGCAGCTAAGAATGATGTGTATACTGCTCCTCCTTTCGTAGTACATAGGCAGGAGAAGCGATGAAGCCCAACCAAAAACTTATAGACCTTTGGACCAAGGCTGCTAACACATACCACCAATCGTTGGCTGGTTCACCAGCCGAGGCATACCTAGAGAAACGCGGCATCCTTGATGGAGCCCAACAGTTTCTGTTGGGTTATGTCGAAGAGCCAGCACCTGGTCACGAGGACAGACTCAAGCACCACCTGTCCATACCGTACATAACAGAGGCAGGCGTGGTTGGTTTCAAGTTCCGTCGCATCGATGACGGTGACCCTAAGTACATGATTCCCACTGGTCAGAAGCACCACCTGTATAACGTAAGCGCCATCATCCACGCAGTACACGAGGTGCTGATTGTGGAGGGTGAGATTGATGCGATTAGTGCCACACTTGCTGGGCATCCAGCTGTCGCTGTCGCTGGTGTCAATGCTTGGAAGCCTCACTTCAGTCGCTGCTTTGATGGTATCGGTCGTGTTGTTATAGCAACAGACAACGATGCCAAGGAGGATGGCTCCAACCCAGGGCAGGAGTTAGCTCGCAGATTACAGGATGCAATACCTCAAGCTATCCGCGTGTCGCTACCGCCTGATAGTGACATCAATAGTATGATTACATCACAAGGAGCTCAAGCGTTAACTAAGTTGATTAACGCACTGGATGAATAGAAGGGGCTCCGTTGTCTGAAGATACAATTATCCTGCAGTTCGAAGAAGATGCACAAAAAATCTACGATGAACTGTTAGCAATCTTAGTTAAGAAACAAATTGACTACGGTCCATACAACATCTGGCATGCGCCAGGTGGCGCAACCAATGGGCTGATGGTACGCATGTCCGACAAGATAGAGAGATTGAAGAATCTTATCTACAGTCCCAAGTCAGAGAAGCCAAAGAATGAATCTCTCGAAGATTCCTTTGTTGACTTGGCTAACTATGCAATCATCGCACTAATGGTACAGCGTGGGGTATGGGCTAAGTATGCCGAGAAACAGAAATAAAACCTACGCAGAGCAGCGCGTCTCACGTATCCGTATGTACGGAATCGACGTTGAAGATTACGAACGTATGCTCTTTGAGCAAGACGGTGTCTGTTACATATGCAAGCAACCACCAGTGAAGCGAGCCCTAGATATTGACCACGACCATGTCACTGGCAAGGTGCGTGGGTTGTTGTGTTCCAACCACAATCGTGCGCTTGGATTATTAGGAGATGACATCATCTTGTTGTTGCGTTCAGTAGAGTACTTGGTGAAAGCTCGTGGTTGAACTAAGCAAGGACCATGCCATCTGGCAGACAGTCAATGAGATAACCAGCAGCATAGCGTGGGGTATCTCAAAGAGATACCACCGATTCGTTGAGCTTGAGGATATCAAGCAGGCAATGAATGAGTATGCATGGAAACGCAAAGACAAAGTCTCTGAGTATCTTATCCGTGAGGATGAGGTCGAGCGGAAAATGGGATACAAAGCATTCTCTACGTTCATCCGTAGGGCAGGCGAAAGGTACGCTCGCAAAGAGAAGGCTCGCTCGTTGGGCTACGAGCTCGGCGATGAATACTTCTACCGCTTGGTTATGATTGAAACTCTCATCAAGGTTATCGGTTCCGAAGATGCACATATGACCAACCAAGTGTTGGACCCAGAAGTGCATGGCGTGAAGGCTAAGCGTCAAGCTAGTGAGGGCAACAACCTGCTGGCTATGCTGGCTGATGTAGACAGAGCGATGAAGAAGCTGGACAAGCGTAGCCAAAGTATTCTAAACTCTAAGTACTCACGTGATGAATCTCTTGCAGAGATTGCAAAGCAGTGGGAGATATCTCCACAAAGAGTGGAGCAGATTATTAACAAAGGACTAAGAGATATCACTGAATATCTCGGAGGAGTTACACCATACTAATGAAGAAGAAACCATTCTGGAAGACAGAGAATCCAAAGAAGAAGTCAACACCCTTATCACCTGAGCAGAAGGCTGAAGCACGAGCACGTGCGAAAGCTGCGGGTCGTCCATATCCAAACCTTATTGACAACGCAGCGGTAGCTAAAAAGAAAAAGAAGTAATGCCAACGTTTGATTACAAGTGTGACCATTGCGAACATACGCAGGAGTATCAAGAACGATTCGAGGTTGGTCCTGATTGTGACAAGTGCCATCGCACTATGAAACGTATCTGGTCTGCACCTGGTATCCATTTCAAAGGGACAGGATGGGGAGGTAATCACGGTGGGTAAGTCACGCAACCCAGCTCGTAGAGCTGAGCAGGTCAAGCCTGATAACAGCGCATCTAATAATCAAGTGATGGTGTGCTGGTGTGATAATGGTACGGTCGATGGCAAGTTCATGGAGGGCGTGGTGTACACACTGCTAACTGCGGGACTGCCTATCACTAGCGCACAGCGTGTGCAAGGTAATCAGATTGGCAGACAGAGACAGACAGCGTTCGATGTGTGGCATAAGAAGACAGACTTTGATTGGTTGCTGTGGGTAGACAGTGACATCGTGCTTACTAACGAGGCGTTGCAGTTAGTGTGGGAGTCAGCTCATCCAGTTGATAGACCAATCGTGAGTGGTACTTACTTCATCTCCAAGCAAATGGAGAGTTCAATCATGCAGCCATACCCTGCCCTGTTTATGGCGCACGAGGGTGGCGATAAGTACCTCATGAGTTACGTTCATCCTCTCCCATTCAACCAGTTGTTGAATGTCGATTACGCTGGGTTCGGATTCTTATTGATGCATAGGTCAGTGGCTGACAGAATGCGTGAGTTCCATGGTGACATCTCATTCTTTATGGAGTCGATGGATGAAGCTAATGCTAACAAGGATACATTCGTTGGTGAGGATATCCAGTTCTTCATGAAGATGAAGGAGGCTGGCATTCCGTTGTACGCACATACTGGTGCGACAGTCAAGCATATGAAGCGGTTCGCTTTTGATGAAGAGTTCTATAAGTTGTATTGGATTACGATGCTGAACTCACAGAAAGCGGAGGGAGAACCCTCCGCCCCTGCTGATGAGTCTAGTTCAAGCTAACACGTGAGAAGTATTCGCGCTGTACTTGGTCTGCATTACGGCACAGATAGTACATCTCGTCACTGCCTCTACGCTTTCCTACTCTGTAAGCAATAGCAGATGCTATTGCAATCAGGGTTACGGTCAACATTACTTACCTCCAATCCGTTCTAAAAATTTTTCTGGTAGTTCTAGTCTGCATACCACAGCCTTACCTCCCCCATCAGGGGAGGCAAGATGTGTTACAAATTTTTCAGCTTGAAGTTTGGTATTGAACTCACCCCACGCTTGGACTGGAGCCCATTGCGCTAGCTGTGCTACGAGTACGTAGGAGTCACGCTTACCTCTGGCTTCGTCCAGAGCTTCGATGATTTCCAACGCTAGTTCCGCAGCACTTTCGGAGTTAGTGTTATCTGGGTCAAGTAAGTTAGCAACTAACTTGATTTCAGTTGGGCGTGGACGAGACATCAGTATCCCTTGCTACAAGCAACAAACAATTTATGTTTGTCGAGTTGGTCATGTAGTTCCTGCGGTGTGCGTCCCGCTACCTCAGCGTTACACATCTCGCAGTAATGCACGAGCCATCCTTCTATCACTTGATACCAAGTGTCGTATACCTTCATGATTCCTCCTTCGTATTGTGTTCACGATAATACAGTTCACATACCTCACCATCTATTTGATGGTAATGAATGTGTGCTCCAGCCATGAACTGAACTTCATCCTTGTCATCGCCTGAGCCAGCAGTGTCGTGATACCCACAGTACCACGACCATCCGTTCTTAGGTACAACCAGCAGCGTAGCTGCGCTGGTTTCTAGTACCTGTTTACTGCGTAGTTTGCCCATCAGTTTCCTCCTCTGGTGCGTACATGATTACGTCAGTCAGCGTTGCTTCTACTTGGTCATGTAATGGTTGCTCTACTAGAGCAGGTGCTTGGTTCTTGGTTGCATATATATGCAGGTAGTCCAGCGCTTTGAGTAAGTACTGGGCTACACGTGGGGTCAGTGGTGGCTGGACATACGGCTGGTCCAGTTGGTCTACGTATTTTTGTAGCGGGTTAGGAAACTCTTTTGCTGGCTTCCATTCCTTATTCACATTACCTCCTGAGTTACTAGGTCTAGGGCTTTGCCCTTGAGTCTGTCGTATGAGCCAGAGATGACACGTTCAGCACGAGTGAAGTCTGACTTGTGGCTGTACCAGTCAGCGTACTCAACGATTGCTTGGAACGCACCGAACGCAGTGCCTTTGATGTTCGATTGCGAACTGTTGTTTTGGTAGATGTTCATTGCTGTAGCACGAGCATCGGTTACGCGATTGAATGTACGTCGCTCGCCAGTGCTGAGCTTGGAGTACGGTGTCTTCTCAATCAACTTAGGCAGTGACCACATCTTCTTGAAGATGTCTTCTACCTTGTTGTCTGATACGGATACATTGAGCAACTTGTCTGCGACAAGTTCGTATGTTTCGATACCAGTGTAGATAATCTCTAGCATGCTACGCATCTGGCTAACATCGAGACGAGCATTGGTTGTATGGTGCAGAGAATACCTTGTATTCTTGCGGAAGATACCGCTAATCTGATTAGAGCAGAACAAGCGGTTGATAACTGGTGTCACACCCAGTGAGCAGGACCCATCGTGGGAGGTTCGCGCTAGTAGGTACGCAGCATGTGGGTCATCAGCAATCTTGACCTCTCTTGGTAATTCCAAGAGCATCCATACTTGAGCACCGTTACGTAGCTCACCAGCGTTGGCATATCGTGCCTCGCCTGAATCGACCAGTGTATCTAGAGCGGAGAACATCTCTCCATTCTGGAACACCTTGTATCTACCGCCGACTGTACCTAGTACAGACTGCTTGCCATCCTTGTTGGTACGGATGGTGGCATAGGTGGATGGTACTTCTAATCGTGAGACACCTTCATCGTTGACTGCTAATGCTTCGAGGTCAGCGAGTGAGACGTGCCAGTCAAGCCCAGCTTGCTGGGCTGCATCCTGTGCGGATGTTGCGGTTACTGCGGAGCCAGCGATACTGGCTGACATACGGCGTTGTGTTCTTGTCATTGGTTGTTCCTTTCGTTAGTTGGATGGGAGAAGTATCTCAGATACGGCTGTCAAAGTCAATGATTGCTTCGGACAGTTGGTCATGGTAATGACCCATTGATGTGTTGAGTGTGCCAGTCTCTGACCAGTACGCCCACCACGTTACGAATGGGTGGTACTTAGATTCTGGGTACAGACATAGGACAATCCACGATGGGCTGTCCCCGAATGAACGCTTGATGTCGATGATGGTCGCACCGTTAGCGCAGATGTCACCACGTTTAGGCGTGGATTGGATGGTATCGGTAGTCATTATGCCTCCATTACTTGTTTGATGTTGGTTTCGTCTACATATAGTTCGTCAATCTCTACTACCTCGTCATCAAAGTTGACGCAGTCATCGAGGTTGAGTTCGATATTCTCAGCCAAGTCACGAGCGTCCTGTCGGGACGCAGCCTTGACCGTTGCTTCGATACATACTGTGTACTGGATGCTGACGTTGTAGTTCTTGACGAATGTCAATGGGTTGCCGAAGATACGCTCTAGTAATTCGGACAGTTCACCATAGGTGAGAGAGTCATCTTCGGTTACGTTGTCTGTGTTACCGCTGGTCAATGACTCGTACAGTTCCCTGACATGAGCACGTTCACGATAGAGTGAGTCGCGGAGTGCTGTGTTCGTGGTCTGTAATGTGTGAAGGTCGATGCGTAACTTGTCTTCCTCGCTTAGTGCTAGTGATTCTGCTGTTACTGGTGTTGCTGGTGTTGGGTCAATCATTGTCATGGTGGTGCTCCTTTCGGTTGGGTTGGGTCTATTCAATAAGCACATCTTTGATGTGCTATAAAGACTCGCCTTCGATATCCATACGTGCTGCGAGCTTGTTGTCAATGAGGTATTCGAGGACTAGTTCGTCGGTAGTTTCGTAGTCGATACCGAAGAAGTGGTCACCCATATCTACGTGCCAGTTGTCCTTGACCATACGGTCAAAGGCTTCCTCTTTAGTGGATGTAACTATGATTTCATAGTTCTCTGGGTCGTGATAGTAAGTGACTAGCGATTGCCAGATGGCAAGGTCACGCATACCGCTACGATGAACGGCATCTGTGTATGCGTTGAGCAGGGTTTCTACTTGCGCTATTCTGAATGAGGGTTCCATGTTTGCTCCTATCGTTTGCTGATACTGAATCGAATGTCGGACTTACCATCTACGCAGAGACGGCATACCGCACAGGCTCCACCCTTTTCGGAGATGAGTGGAATGCGCTTGAGTTGTTCAGGACATGATGCTCCTGGCTTGCCAGTCATGTCAAGCATGGCTTGCTTGGCATCAGCGAATGTGTCGGCAAGGTATGCGAACTTGATTGTTCGGCATGTCATTGCCAGCCCTTCTACCTTGTGTTGATTCTCTGAATCAACGCTGAAATAGAGGGACAGATTGGGGATACCATCGAGCGTCACAGCAGCGTGGTCGTTGCGTGTGTATACCCAGAAGTGAACATCGGGATGCTGAGTGATGACGAGATACCATGCTTGAGCATAGTCATCGCTGAAGAAATCACCATCCCAATGGATGCGGAAGATTTTCTCAGCACCCTTCTCTTCGCATTCATATTTGAATGCGGTAATCATGGTGTCAATCATTGCTGCCATGTCGTAGCGACTAGCATCCTTGAGTGCGTTCCAGTTGTGAAGTAACACTTCACGAACTGAGGGGTACATCTTCTCTAGTTTCCCTGCGTAGCAAATCTTCTCGCAGATACTGGTCGCACCTGGACAAGAGTATTGCTTGCCACTTGGCAGACCGAATGTGTTAGCGATTGCTGAGCGCTTTCCATTCGGTGTTGCTAAGTTGGTTACCTTTCGGTCGTTAGACCGCTTGAGACTTGGCATGATTGCTCCTTTCGTTGGGGTTTGCCGTTGCTATTTCATAAGCACATCTTTGATGTGCTAAAAGAACACGCTATCCACAGCATGCGCCATCAGTTGTATCGGCACAGCATTCTGAACAGAATGGTTCGTTGTCTTTCATGCTATTACGACAGCCATATTCAGCCATCGAGTTGTCGCAAGGATGTCCTTCGTAGCCGAAGCAGATTACCTGTGCGAGCTCGTCATGTGTCATGTCGTAGATGTGCTTGGTCACTACCAACCTCCACTGTAGGACCAGCGGTGGTTGTCATCTGCGTAGCGCTTGGCATCTTGCCACGCTGTCTCGCCGTAGAAATACTTGGGTCGTGACTTGCCGACAACTACCTTGTAGAAGAAGCCATACTCTATGTCTGCGACATAGACCTTGGCTGTGTCATTGCTGTTCTCATGAAGTGTCCATTTGGACACGTCTTTCACTGATGGTCTAGGCATTGCTTTCCTCCTGTGATTTGATGAGGTCATCGACCTCTGGTTGGTTGGGTACTAGTTCGACCTCGTAGTGGTACACGATGTCGGACTGTGAGTCATCGCGTTCCCACTCTCCGAGTGAGTCTGCGATGTTGATTGCTTCGCCCTTGCTTGGTGCTTCTACCTCTTGGTAGAAACTGAATGAGCGTTCTTGCCATACTAGGTACTTAGGCACTATATTTCTCCGTTTCTTCGATGCTGCTAATCACATGATTAGCAATGAGTTGGAATGGGTAGTCACCAGTGACTAGGATTTGTCGCATAAGTAAAGCGGCTATCGGTGACACTTTGTCTTCGACAGCATCTGCTATCTGGTCGACCAGCACATCCCACTCTTCACGTAGGTATGCGGTCGTAGCGATTACATCACAGCCCATCTCCTTGACATCGTCAACGAGTTGAGTCCATGAGTCTCGGTCATTTTCAATGACCAATAGCCAGTCATTGGCAAAGAGTTCAGCGACTATGTCGCTGCTTGATTTGGTTATCATTGGCATGTTAGTATTCGCATCCTTTACAGTCGGGACGGAGACAGTCACCGCATTTGATGACCATCTCCGTCGGGTTGGTTTGTTGGTCAGCCACGAATTGTGGTGTCC